CGGTCACCCCGCTGATCGCCATCGACGGCATCCTGGCTGGCTACGATGACGGCACCAACTATACCTCCTACGGGGGCATCACGCGCTCGGCCATCGCCTCGGGAGCATCCGCTGGCATCAACGGCTACTACTTCGGCAACGTCGTGGGTTCCCCGCCTGCCGCCGCCAACTGGCCGTTCTCGCTGCAGCAGCTCCAAGTGGCCTTCGGGCAGGCGACGTTCGGGCCGAGCCAGCCCAACTTCATCGCCACCACGCAGTCCATCTACAACGCCTTCTGGGCGAAGATGCTGCCCATGCAGCGGACGTACGAGACCGACCCCGACCTGCAGGGGGCAGGGTTCCGGTCGTTCAAGTTCAATGGCATGTCGGTGGTGGTCGATCAGTACTGTCCCGCCGGGTACGTGTTCGGCATGAACACCGACTACATCGACGCCTACGTTTCGGAAGATCCGCGCTTCGGGTTCGGGTTTACGGGCTTCAAGGAACTGCCGAACTCGGTGGACATGGCGGGCCAGACCCTTTACGGGGGAAACGTCGTAGTGACCGCACCGCGGCTAGGTTTTATCCTGGCCAATGTCCAATAGCCCGTAAACTGTTGATTTGAAAGGATTTAATTACAGATGAAGGGTAAGGGTTCAATCAAGACTGGGGCGGCTGGCGTATTCCGCATCATGTCGGAGTTGATTTTGCGAGGCTACTCCCCTTACCTCCCGGGAGCTGATGATCATGGGGTGGACATCATGCTCAGCGACGGCACGCGGATTCAGGTTAAGACCGCCCATCTGAGTGATGAAAAGAGGTCGTACAAGTACAGGGGGGAGGTTCAGATATCTCCTTCTCGCCTATATCACTTCAACTTTGGTACACGGAGCGGGTATCGGAAGAATCTACCAATCACTACTTTGCGTCGGGAGAAACGGTGCAGTGAGGAAATCGATTTCATGATCCTGTTTGGCATCGAGGAATCGAGGTTCTGGGTCATCCCCAGTTTTCTTCTTGACGGCTCGATGGGTGTCGTGTTGAAAGGGCAACTTGAGCTTGGGCCTGCTCCGCTGCCAAGCCGTGAGAAAGTGCGGGAGCTGGCGGCTCAGGGAAAAGGGCTTGAGGAAATCGCGACAGAGCTTGGCGTCTGCCCAGTGACTGTATGGAATTACAAGAACAAGGACGGGCAGCGCGGCAGCTTTATTCGCTCGGTTCGTATGTGCGAGAACCGTTGGGATTTTCTGGCATCCCCCCCAACATCCAGAGATGATGCTTTGGCTCGTATTGAGTCCGCGATCAAGGACGTACAAGTCGAGCAGTTGGAGAGTATGTTGTAGGGTTGCGGGGCAAATTTAACGCCGAGCCAAGTGCTTGGCCAGTGGAGAAAACGACATGCTGACCACCGAATTTGCAAATATCTCGTCGAACCTGTCGTCCGGCTACGGCCTCTACGGCACCGCCGACCCCTACACTACCTCTGGCCCATACGCCTCCAACGCCGGAGCGCGTAACCCTCTGGGGGCCGTCTACTGGCAGCCTGCGCAGTCGGTCTCGGGCGGCGGTGTAGGAGGCTATCTGTCGGGCGCGGGCTACGGCGCCGGGCTGATCGTGAAATATGTAAAATATTTGGACTCGGCCAAGCCCGCCATGAAGTCCGGCCCTGCGCCCGTCTATTGGGCCGACAACACCTTCACCGTCGTGCAGGGCACCTTTGCCACGGCGCTGGTGAACTCCAAGTCGGTGTCGGTGGCTGGGTGGCTGTTGCCCAACACCGGCACAGTGGCCAACGTCGGCGTGGGCACGGCGGTCTCGGCGACCATCCTCGACAACGCTGGCCTAGGCAGCTACGTGTTCATCGCCCTTGCTGGGTTCGTCAGTTCAGCCTACGTGGGCACGCAGACCGCAGGCTACCGTCTGTACGGGTCGGGCGACTTCGCGGTGACCGGCGTGGCTCCGGACGGCGCGAGCACCTATTCGGACTTTGCGTTCTGCGGCTGGGCGCTCGCAGCCAGTTCGTCCTCGATCGCCCACATCATGGCCACCTGCCCGCTCATCTAGGCAGTGGGTGACGGAAGCGGTGACGTGGGCGGTAGCGGCAGTGGGAGCGGCTTAGGGAAGGAGACTGAATTATGGCTCTACCGGCGTATCTACCTACCGTACAGGGCAGTCATTACCTGCTGGGCTCGGACGCCGGTCAGGTGCAGTCGTTCCTCGTCAACCCTGGCTCGGCCGACTACGTGGTCGGTGGCTACTCCATCAACAACATCATGGTGCGGGCGCGGCTGATCTGCGAGGCGCACGTGGTTGGCATGAACGCGCAGGCCTCTGGGTTCTGGCCGGAACTCATCTTCCCCATCGAGCAGTTGGCGAGCACCATTCTGGCCGGTGGCGCCGGGGTCGGCCCGCCCTATTCCCAGACCCTCGGCGCTGGGTACACCGGCTACTCGTCGTTCAACTTCAAGGTCTACGAGAACAACACCACCAGCGGTCGGTTCCTGGAGTTGAGCACCAACTACGACCTGATCGGGACGGTGTGGATGATCCGTGTGCGCTACGTGTAGACAAGGGCCGAGGTGAGTGCCCTTCCATCGGGCCGGGCGGCGGTGACAAAAGCGGCCTGGCCTTTTTTATTTATTGCGGCGATATCGGATTGGGTGACAATAGAGCATGACACGCCATAGGGAACGCATTCCAAAAGTATGTTTCGTTTGTCATGCCGAATTTACTGTTCCGTACTGCTTTCGTCATCAGCGTGCATGCAGCGCCTCATGCGGCGCGGTTCTTCGTCTAAAACCCAAAAAGATACGTAGTTGCCTTAGTTGCCACAAGACGTTTTCCGTGCGACCTAGCGATCCCAAGGTGTATTGCTCTCGAAAGTGTATGTACGTTCGCGTTCGAGGCAGTAATCATCCTCACTGGGTTCCTCCGCAAACAAACTCCTGTGACAATTGCGGAGAGAAGTTCTCCGCTAAAAAGAAGTGGGAGCGCAAAAAGAGATTTTGCGGTACAAAGTGCCAGCGCGTTTGGTTTAAGTTATACCCCGGACCTCGTTCATCTCCTATTGGAAGTGTCCGCCAAGATGAGCAGGGCTATCGCTACGTCAAGCGGGCTAGGGGACTGTGGGTACCCGAGCACAGAATAGTAGCTGAGAAGATGTTGGATAGAAAATTGAAATCCACTGAGAGAGTGCATCACAAGAATGGACAGCCATCGGATAACCGCGAAATTAACCTGCAGGTTGTGACTAACTCGGAGCACGCTTCTATTCACTATTTGGCTGAAAGAATAGGCTTGAGTGTTATGGCATCGGAGGCTTGGACTCCGTCTATTGAAGGAATGGCTTGCTGATATGCCTGTGCCAGCTTCTATCTCTGGACAGATTACTCCTAGTGGGGCGCAACCCTACGCCAACGCCCAGAACTACGGACAACTTTTGGGCGAGGTCTCGCTCTACGCGACGCACGCTGGAATTCCTATAGTCCAGAATCTGGTGAACAACGCCGTCCGCCAGTATTATGACCGCCGCCTGTGGTACGGCCTGATGACCAAGGGCCAAATCGTGACCCCCGGCTACTACGCGACCGGCACCGTCACCCTGACCTTGGGCTCGCCCATCGTGCAGGGTAACAATACCAACTGGACGGCCTCGCTCGGCGGCCAGTCCATCACCAAGCAACAGTTACGCGTCGGCTTCATCGCCCCTATCTATAACATCATCGGCTTCAATCAGAGCCTGCAGCAACTCACGCTGGAGTTGCCGTGGGGACTGCCCTCAATGGCCAGTACGGGCTACTTCATCACGCAGTACTACTATTCCATCCCCAACATCAAGTACATCTACTCGATGAAAAATCTGCAGTTGATGTATCGCCTGTGGACGAACATGCCACAGGCTTTCATCGAAAACGTAGACCCGGCTCGGCTGCAAATTCTCTATCCTCGGCTGGCTGCGACCATGCCGCCGGACAAGGACGGCAATTACCAAATTGAGTTGTGGCCGTCGCCCAATACGCAGCAGGCGCTGCCCTACCTGGCCTACGTGCAGCCTTCCAACTTGGTCAACGACTCCGACAATCTGCCGCCCTACATCCGCGCCGACATCGTCAAGGCCAAGGCCATCGCCGACGTGCTGCTCTATCGACCCAAAGCTAATCCTAACTATTCGGAGGCAACTTGCGTTACCATCGCGCAGGAGAAGCTCAAGGAGTTTGAGCGCGAGTTGCAGTGGGCGGAACAGATGGACGAGAACCTGTGGCGACAAAACGTGGTCATGTTCGCTGAACAGTTCCCGTACATTGACCCCTATACCGGGGCGATACCGGGCGGGGCGTTTCTCGCGGCAATGACGCCAGCTTCTTCCGACGATTACTGATATGGCCATCTTCGAGCAGCGTTGTAAACAATGCGGTCACCGCTTCGAGGTCATCGCAATCGGCAAGCGCTGCCGTCGCGCCTGTCCGAATTGTGGCTCCCGACGCGTCGAGCAGTTGGCATCGGTGTTCGTGTCCCGCACCGCCGCTCCCGGCCCGTCGCTGTCGATTGACAAGCGCGGTGCCGCTCACAATCCGTTCGAGAACCTGACCCTGCGCCATGTCCGCGACGAACACGGTCGGCCCGTTACTGTCAATTCGGAAAGGGAGTTGCGCGCGGCAGAGAAGAAGTGGGGATTCATACACGCTGCTTCATGGGGACTGGCTGACCGACCGCCCGTTCACGACCCTGGTGCCGGGGACATCACGCGCAATTATAAGCGCAAGTGGAACCATGACCCCGACGCCTACAAGCCAGAGAATGTCACCGGGGTCTCGGCAGGCGTCACTCCCGAGCGCACAGCCAAGCAGTTGGCCAAGGGCACGCGGGCGGCGCCGTCCAAGCAGCCGGAGATGCCGCCAACGTTGCCCGGACAAACGAAATCGAGGTTAATCCATGTCTAGCGATGACAAAAGCCGAGAAAACAAACCAAGACTGGTGGATACGCGTTTACGCGAAGTGCCGGGTAAAAACTATGCGCTGCAAATGGCGCGACGCTACGGGGATACCCGTACTGCTGAAGAGATGAGCCGTTTGGCCACCGCCGACAGAACCGGTCGCGGAGGCAAGCATCGCCGGGGTAAGCACGGCAGAAGTCGTTATAGGAGATAGATTGTATGGTCAAATTCAAGCAACGTCGTCCCCGCGATCCTGAATCGTCGGAAGCCTACTCGCATCTCCAGTCCCGCGGCTCGCGCGACCTCGGGCGCACCCGTGACGGTGAGCGCCACGAAATACCGTCATCCACCTACCGCACCTTGGAGTCGGTCATCCCCGCCTCCTCTCTCCGTACGCGCGAGCGCTACGACTACAATCCGCGTACCGGCAAGGGTCGCATGGTGGAGGAGCAGATGGACGTGCTCACCAATGCCCGAGAGCGCATCAACAGCCTGCGTATACCGGTCGTGACCGACCGCAACCGCCAGCGTCATGAGCAGCAGAAGGGCCTGGATGCCGACCCGCATGACCGCCTCGGTTACGGCCCGCCGCCCTCGCCGGTGCCAACGACGGTGGACAAGAAGAGGACACGGAGGTACTAGCCATGGCCTTTAGAACGACGGCCCTTTTGCAGGTGCAAAGCAATACCAAGCCGCAGCCCTTGATCGGTTCATGGATCACCGCTGGCATCGGCGGTCCAGCGAGTCAGCCCATCACCGTGACTCTAGGCTCAGCCGCTGTTGGTTCCTCCGTCGCCTATGACGCGGAGGCACTTTTTCGTTCCGGCGACCCCGTGTGGTTGCTCAACCCTGATGGCACCGGGGGCGAGCCCGCGCAGATTTCGGCCCTTCCCGGCGGCAATCGGGTCACGCTCGGCCAGCAGCAGGGTTCGCCGCAAGGGGTCAACAATCCCGTTACCCTGAATTCGCACGTCTCGGGCGCATTCGGGGTCGGCACCTTCATCCTGCTGCACCAGTTGGTCAACAATTTCTTTGTGCAGGCTGAGGACGGAAACGCCGGTACTTTCCTCTACATCGGCGACGCCTATAACTTCACCGCTACTTGGCGCCGTATCGCCAAGCTCGCCAAGGTCGGCACGGGCCAGCAGCCCTACAGCTACAACGCCGCCGAATACAGCGCGCTCAATCCGTTCCTGACCTCGGAGTTGTGGATATTGGGAGGCACGGGCGTGAACGCCGATGGCTATACGCCGACCGCCTGCGTCATTTAGATGTGGGAGTGGAGAGCGGGGGGAAGGAGATATCCTGATGCGTCGGTTCACCATCCTGTCAGTGTTCTTATTGATGGTCTCGCTGTCCCAGGCTCAAGTGACCGGCGGCGGTGGGCAGTCGGTCTCGGGCGGCCCCAACGGCGCACCCTATGCCGGATCGGGAGCGGCGGTGCCAGGGTCGTGCTCACCCGATGGTCTGTTGTTCTTCAAGACCACTGCGCCGATCGGCTATCAACAGTGTACGAGTGGAGTCTATGGATCGATCGGGTCTGGTACGGTAACAAGCGTCAGCGGCACTGCCAACCAGATCACTGCAACTGCTGGAGCCACTCCTGTCTTGGCACTAGCCAACCCGCTGACCACGCCCGGCCCAGTGAACGTCACTGGAGGTACGCTCACCACGGATGTGCAGCCGCTAGCTGTGACATGGACGTACAATGCTGCTGGGACTACCTTTGGCGGCATCAAGTTCACGCTCACCAATACCGCGTCGCACTCTGGTAGCTACGCCGTGCAGGTGCTAAGTGGGGCCACTCCGCTGTTTCAGATTGACCCAAGCGGCAACGGGACATTCGGGGGCAGCGTGTCTACGACCGGGCCGGGGGGCGGCGTAGGCAGCGGTGTGGAGATGGTAGAGGGCACCATCCCGACGGGGTGTAGCGCAACTTCCGTGGGTTGTCTCTATGCCAACGGCGATCACACCATCCACCATGTCTCCAATGCCGGCACGGAGGACATTGTGCTCACCGCCAGCGCCAACACAGCGGCTGGCATTGTCGGCAAATTCTCCTCCTGCTCCGGGACGCAGTATCTGGGAGCGGATGGAGCCTGCCATACCGCTTCGGGCGGCAACCTGTTTCTCGACCCCACGCAGGGGCGGTGGCTCCTAATCGTCGCCGACCCAAATGGCACCGCAGTACGGGGCACGCCGTACACCGCCGCCAACACCAATTCCACCGGCACGGTTAGCTGGACTAACGCCACTGCAACCTCGGGGCCGCTGCAAAACTTTGCCACCGCAGGCGGGGACAATTCCCCAGCGGGCGAAAACTTCGACCACATCGACAACTTCATATTCGGTGAGCAACTGCACTATGTCTGCCGAGGCTGCACGCTGAGCGCGGTGACCGATGTCGCCTTCTTCTTCGGTCTCACCGACGCCACGCCCCAGAACGCTTCTACGAGATCGACCGGCCCGACCGGGGCCATCAACATCGCTGGTTTCTACGGTTGCATCGCCACCACCACGCCGGTGAACTGCAACGGCAGCGCGAACAACTCTAATTATTGGTGCCTGCTGCGGGACGCCTCGACCAGCGCCTACGTAGACAGCGGTGTTGCCGTAGACACGAGTCAGCACACGTTCGAGGTCATCTCCGCAGCTAGCGGGGCGAGTTATACCTTCAAGATCGACGGTGTAGCGAAGTGTGGCACCATGAGCAGCCACGTTCCGACCTCCGGGGCCGCTTCCTATATGACGATCGCGGCGACGAATACAAAGGCGGCTGCGGTCACAGTCTCGTGGTCGGTGCAGTTCTTGAATTCGGTGCAGTAATGAAAAAGCCGATGCGCAAATTAATCTGTGTCCTCATCGCCTGCGCAGCGCTTGCCTATGGACGGCAGAACGGCGTCATCAACAATGGTGACCACATCGATACCTGCAACGATGGAGACTTCATCAAGTACGTTGCGGCCAGCAAATCTTTTCAGTGTGTAGCACCGAGCATGAAATCCGGCATGGTCGTCTTCATTGACACAGGTTCTTGCCCTAGCGGCTGGACCGAAGTGGCGCAGGCTGGCAATTATCTTCTGCTGACGGTGGCAGCGAATGGCGATGCCGGAGGTACGGGCGGATCAAACAGCTACACTCCGGCTGGCACAGTGACGGCCCCGACTCTGAGCGGTTCAACAGCTTCTGAATCCTCCCACACTCACTCAGTTACCAGCAATGTCGCGCAAAACGTATTCACCAACCCAACTATCGCTTGGCCCGCAGGCGTTCCAACAAATGCAAGCGGTGCGTTTAGCGAGGGCGCGATTTCATGGCCCGCCGGAGTACCGACTAATACAGGCGGGTCGTTTACCGAAGGGGCTATCAGTTGGCCAGCGAACGTACCAGCATTCAACGGCTCTAGCACAACAGTTCCGGCCTTGGGAGTCGGCACACTAGCTGCTCCGGCACACACGCATACGATTACGCAATCAGCATTTACGACAACGAAGTTCACTACTAATAGTTCCGGTTCTGCGGCCCATACTGGTGGCGGTGTCGTAACGACCCCCTCGGGCGGGGCAAGCTCGACCACAATCACAGGGTCAACTGCTACGGGAACACTTACCCCTCTCGGAACGGTCGCATGGCCGGTGAATCCGCCAACCATTGCGGCGGGTTCATTCACGCAGGCCACGATTAGCTGGCCCGCAGGCGTTCCGACAATCGGTGTCGGTTCCTTCACCCAGCCAACGATTTCTTGGCCGACGGGTGTCCCTACGGCAAGCGGCGGCTCAGTATCCCTGACGAACAATGCAGTGACGAGCGGTACGGGAAGTGCACATTCTCATGGGGTAGGAACGCTAGTCGCTTCAGCCCCAGCATTCTCTGGTAGCGTAGCAACCTTGCAACCGACTTACTATAGGCTGATTGCGTGCAAGAAGAACTGAGCTAGCGCATGTTGAGGATGCGTGTCAGTGTCGGAGACCACGAAATGGCGCAGGTCAGAATGACGGTGAGCAGCGGGATGACGACTAGGGCGCCAAGGAAGAATTTCAAGTCGCGGGTCATGGGGCGATTCAGCGGGCGCAACATAATGCGCAAGCGTAGCACAATCTGCGCCTTCGTCAAGCTCTCCGTGGTAACGCTGGTCCTGTTACTCGCCAGCGCCCAGCTATCGGTCGCTCAATCCCCGCTTGGTTTGGCTGACGATCAAGCCAGCCATCCACCTCCGGCCACCGGCACCTACGCCTACAACACCTTCATTCCGACCAACACGCTGGGCTGGACTTATGTTGACCCCATCTTCGGCACGACTGTCGAGCGCGTGACCACCGACCACTACAATGATGACATCTACGCCAAGAACGGCTGGTGGAGTGCCGATGGCACGCGCTACCTGCACCGCTATTCTTCCTCCAACATGGAAGTCATCAACGTGGTCTCGAACACCATCGAGTACACCGGCATTGCCTGCGGCGATGTGCAGTGCGCTGACGCCTCTTTTGATCCCGTTAACTCGAACGTGGTCTACACGCTGACCACCACCAAGATTGTGGCGTGGACGCTCACAGGTGGGAGCAGCCCGCCGCCCTCAGCGACATGGTTCACTCCTCCAAGCGGAGTCATTAAGACCTTGGGCGGCTCGATCAACTGGATGGATGCGGCAGGGGCGCACTTCGTGGTGCGCTATGGCAATGAGCCATCAGTACACTTGTACGACATTTCAGGTGGCAACCCCAGCGGTTCCGCTTACGCCAACCCGGTCGACGGCTCGCTCACCATTGACCAAGGGTCGTATGTTGGCATCACGCCTGACGGCAAGTATCTGGTTGGCTGGGATCACGCCAGCCCGGGCCCTAACGCTTACGGCATGGGCGCGAGCTGGCCGATTGATTCGGTGGGCAAGAGTATCGGCTCGGAAACTAACTTCTGGACACTCTGTGGAGACCATGCCTCGTTTATCTCGCCCTCGGACGGACGTGACTATGCCGTAACGACTGATTGCGACTTCAACCCTGGTGTGTGGCGGGTTGATATTACGAACAATGCTGCGCCTTACCAGACGCCTGCCAATCAAACGAATGAGGCTGCGGTGTTGGCGCTGCCGAACAACAAGAAGCTGATCTCTACCTCATGGGCGCAGAACGGCGGGCACTTCACCACGGTTGCTACTGGCGTGCTCTCCAGTTGGGCATTTTTTGTCTCCGAAGACCCCTCCGACACATTCAACAGCGGCAGCGACAACGGCTCGGGATACATCACGCCTTGGGAAAAGTACAAGCAGCAGATTATCGGGGTGAACGTAGTCAGCGGGGCGAGAGTGCTGGTGGTTCAACATCGGTCGAGAGGTCTTAACCCAAGTTACTACTATCGCTATCCCAGAAACTCTGTCAGTTGGGGCGGGCAGCGGATCGCTTGGTCATCGGACTTCAACCAGAGCAGCCCGCAACCAGACATCTACGCCGTGTCTCTGCTGGCGTCCGGCGCTTCGCTCAGTCCATCGAGCCTGACATTCAGCATTCAGGTTGTAAACACAACTTCGGCTGCCCAAGCTGTGACACTGACCAACAACGGTAATGCAACTCTGAACATCAGCAGCATCGCTGTCACCGGGGATTTCGCGCAGACCAATAACTGCGGCGCTACGGTGGCAGTGAACGGCACCTGCGCTATCAACGTCACCTTCACGCCTACAGTGGCCGGAACGCGCACAGGCACATTGACGGTCACTGATGACGCGCCGACCAGTCCGCAGACTGTTTCACTATCAGGGACGGGCAGCGCGGCTGACGTGCTTGCCGGAACACAATTGACGGCAGGTACAGCGATTAGCCCGGGTACAGTAATTAAATAGTCCAGCGTGGCGTAAACAGCATCATGTGCCGGATAGGCAGCATTTTGACGATGCTGATACTGTAAACTACAACTACCACAATGGCCGTCCCCATCTCCAATCTAGTGCCGCAAGTCCAATCCCGGTTAGAGGAATTTGCTGGACCAACAGGGGACGGTGAGTTCTGGTCTATCCAGTGGGAACTGCGCACTGCGCTGATCGAGGCCATGAACGATTTGCTGCTGCTCATTGGTCGTCCGACGCAGACGGTCAATCTGCCGTTCAATCTCACGCCGAACACGGTCTGGCAAACGGTGCCTAAGGGCCTGTTGCTCATCACCGATATCTGGGGATGGGGTAGCCGACTACGCAAGTGTGATTTGCATTCGCTGGATTACGTCATGGCGAACTGGACACCCGAGTGGGAGAACGATACCGACCCGGCGGGGCCGACCAAGTGGGCACCGCTCGGGTTCAATATGTTCCTCGTACACCCCGCCACGTCTGTCCCGCAAACAGTCACGCTTACGGCCATCGCTTATCCGGTAACGGACACGTATCCTTACACGGGCGCGGAGACGATTCCATACCACGATGAATGCCTTGCCGCCCTCGAAGCCTATGCCGCACATTACTGTAGGCTCAAAGAGTCCGGCAGTGAGGCTCAGCAGTCGCTCCAACTCTACCGCGATTATCTTGCGGTCGCCGAGAGGCTCACCCAGATCGAAAGCCGCCGCGACCCGGTCATCTTCAGCAAGTCGTTCGGTGCCGCTGCCGGTCTGGATTCGCTTGTAAAACGCTGACCTTTGCGGGTATGCTTGTCCCGTTCAACGACGGAAAGGGTAGAAAGGCGGTTCACGGTGGCTACCATCCAAATCAACGACAACACGATGGACTTGCGGCAATACAAAGGCGCGGTTGAGCCCTGCAAATACTGTCGCCCGGAGGAGACCATCCTTGGTCGCGCCTGCCAGTGGTGTATGTCACAGGGATATCTGGCGGCGTGCCTCAACTGCAAAGGAACCGGCAAAGTGACGGCGGGCGCAGTCTGGGACGGCGGGAGGTCGCAGCACACCAGCACTTGCCATCCATGCAGCGGCAAGGGATTCTTTCCGGCCCGTGAGCGTGACTACTTGGCGCAACAGCAACCCGCACCGTCCATCTCCTCACCGGTTGAGCCCCCGCCGCTGCCCAAGGTGGTGCGGCCGATGCGGGAGTTGCACATCAATCGGCATACGGGCTAGACGGCTGACAGGAGACGGCGAGGATGGCCAATCCCGGCGCTGGCTACAGAACTGTCGGAAGCCTTGCCATCGAAATCTCCTTTCATCTTTTGCAGCCTCTAGTGGTCACGTCGCTGACTCAAGCTATCTCCTCCGGCTCGAACGTCGCCGCCCCCGTTGTCTCTACGCTCAATATGTATGCCGGGGCCTTGTTGCTGGTTGACCCCGGCGCTAACCAGGAGGTGGTCACCGTCATTTCGCTCGGGGTCGGTGGTTCGCCTCCCACCCCGTCCGCATTTTATGCTAACTTCTCGCTCCCTCACAGTTTCGGTGCCCAGGTCATCGCTGCCACCTTTCCGTTGCAGGCCGCTACCGATGCTCTGTATACTCAGGCCGAGGTCTTGCAATACATAGCCCGCGCGCAGAACCAGTTCCTCATGGACTGCCCCTGCGTCTACCAGTTGACCGAGCAGAACGTCGCCTACGCACAGATCATTCAGCTCTCCCCGCTCAATATGGTCGAGATAGAACGTATCGCTTCGTCGGCGCCAAACACAGCTCTCACGTCGCTCACCCGCAGCGGCAATGTGGTCTCGGCTGTCAGCGTCTCGCCGCACGGTCTCGTGGCGGGCCAGAAGTTCTCCGTGTTCGGGGCCAGCGATGTCAGTTTCAGTGGGGCATTCTCGGTGGGCACCGTAATCGGCTTGAACACGTGGACGTATGCGCAGGTGGGCACCAATGCCTCCGCGACGGGCGGCAACGCTGGGTTGTGGTCACGACTATATGAGTTGACGCAGGAGGAGTTGTCGGCGCAGAACCCGACATGGCGGTCGCAGCACATCACGCATCTGTCCAGTTTTTATGAAGACCGTACAGGATCGTACAGTTTTGGGGTAAACGGTATACCCGCTTCGACGTTTCCGGTAGAGATATTGGCCTCAATTCGTGATAGCGACACACTAGCTTTAACCGACGGTTTCTTAGTACCAGATGTCTGCCTCCACGGGGTGAAATACAAGGCTTTGGAATTTTGTTTTTTGAAGGAAGGTGAAATGCGCGATCCTTTGCGTGCGAGCTATTGCAATATGAGGTACCAGCGTTTAGTGCTCGCTGTTCGCAGATGGATGGAGGGGATGGGGATCATAGTTGATACCGTCGGTTTAAGCCAGTTAGCAAGCGAGAGGCGCAGATGAGCTTAGCCGTTAGGGAAGTTCAGAACGGCGAAGTCTCCGCGCAATCTACGGGCTTCGCAGTCGTATGCGAGTGCTGCTTCCTTAGAGGTATCGAATGTGCCGAGATAGCGGTTCCTCCCGTCATTTTGTATTTGAGCGAAAAACCTGCCGCTGGCGAGCTTGCACACTCCGATAAACCCTGTGGTGTTGTCACTTCTTTTTTTAGTGTTGGCGGCGCTCTGTTTTGGGGTAGCCGTGCGCAGGTTGCTTTCGCGGTTATCCAAACCGTTGCCGTTTCGATGATCTCCCTGCTTAGGGCTTCGCAGCAACCCCAGAATCATTCTATGCATACGGACGGTGCGTTTGAGTTTTGCTATATAAGCGACAGCGTAGAACCGATGGTCTGGCCCAGACCAGTGGAGATGCCATGGAAACTTCATAAGCCATATGTAGTTGCGTGCGTCTACGATGGCGTAGTAGCCTCGTGTCAAAGGTATCTTTCTACAAGGCTCTCCTTCCAGATAGAAAATCTTGTTCAAGATAGGTGGGCGTTTCTCTATCCGTCGGCAGTTCCTGCACTTTATAGATTCTTTTTTCTTCCAGTTACCACACTGCGAGCAAGCGTCGAAGCCGTAAGGATGGTCAGTTTTTATCGTCTTAAAGTGACATTCTCGACACCTCTTGGCCTTCATCACTTTCCAATTACCGCAGCGGCAGAGTGTGTACATCTCTGGATGTCTGAGATTGGGCTGGGTGTGGGACTTCTTGGTAGAATGCTCTCGCGGCGACTTCGCAACCTGTTTCAGCAGGTGCTTCATGGCAGTCTCCTCTGTCAGAAGCGACGCGGGGTCGCCTCTTGTCCTATTATAGCGCAGTTGATGGGCAGCGGGAGGGCGCGTGGCTGATACCAAGTACCGAGCGTTCCCTTTCATCTTCGCCTCCAAGGGCCTGATCGCCCGTCATGCTCTTGATCGCCCGCCCAACGATTCTTTTTTCCTCAATATGCTCGGTTGTTACGAGCGTGCGGAAAATGCGGTCAGCACCCGCTATGGCTCCGTAATAATTAATAGGGACAGTCTCGGCGTGGGCGTCAGCAACTACCTGTTCACCGCCCCACCGGTCACGCTCGCCCGTCTCAAGAACTCATCCGGTACCTTCCGTTACGCTGGTCTCTCCGACGGCTCGCTCTGGCGACGGGCAGGGGACACGCAAGGCCCTTACTCCAGCATCCTCGCTGCCACGGGTTCTCCTCCCGTCTATCCGCTCTCTGGTCAGCCCTTTTCCGCGCTGGTCAATACCTGCTTTGCCTCCGCCGCGCCGTGGCTGTTTATCTATGACCGCAAGGCCATGTATAAGGACAATGGCACGGGCACGCCCTCCCAAATCGGTATCTCGCCACCGGCTCGACCTGCGACTACCCAAGCCTACGCGCCTAGAATTCAGCTATTGGAAGTGTTCAGTAATTCCGCGGGCTATACGGTCACCGGCGGGTTGACGGTTGCCGCGCTGGAGAATGCCTTCACTTCCGCGGGGATATCCGGTAGCTCTCAGTTAGGAGGTAACTACGAGCGCTATACCGGTTCCGATGCAGGCGTACCCAATCATTGGTGGGAGCCCCTCAACGGTATGGTCGGCGCCAGTGTACAACTCCCTGATGGCGCTTGGCGCGTGAAGTTCGCAAGTTTTTTGACAGGTGTCGTAGCGGGCGCTCAGACGGGCACGTTTGACGTATTATCGCTCAACAATTCCTATGCTGCGGCAGACCATTTCCAGTTTCCCGACGTACGCACGACCGTTGCCTCCAACTCGATCGGTACCATCGGCAAGACCTTCGCTTCTCCGCTCGACCTTAGCGCCTATGAGACGGCTGACCTGTTCGTGCTGGCCGTCAAGGTGGCGTCCCCGGCGAATGTGCAGGAAATCCGCATCCAGTTCGATATCAACAACAGCGGCTACACCACCAGCTATTACACGAAGATGCTCATCCCGGCCAGCTATCAGGCTTATCTGAACAATCCGCAGGTCAGCAGCAGCGTCGCCTCCTTGGCCAGTGCGCTATTCCAACAGGCGGTCATAGCGTCTGGCGACGTGGCAGTGGTACAGGGCGGGGTGGATACCAGCGCCAGTGGCGGCGCTGGGGGACTTGACCCGGCGCAACTCACGACCGGTCTGGGTTCATGGTCGGTCATCTACATCCAGAAGGGCGACTTTCTACCCGTCGGTAACGCGGGCCAGACTGGTCTGGACTGGTCGGCGATTACGGGCTGGCAAATTCAGGTCACGACCACTACGGGCGGCTCCAGCGATGTATCCTTCAACTCGTTTTACGTACAGGGCGGCAGTGTCGCCGGGTCGCCGCCTGTGCCTGCCAGCGGGCCATCGAGTTTCGGCGGCGTCGGGTACGATCTGCGCTATACCTATTACAATGCCAACACCGGTACGGAATCCAACGCCTGTCCGCCGCAGGTGTTCTCCGTCACGCCGACCAATCCGGGCGGCACGTCCACGCTCATCGTATTGCGTCAGGCCATCAACGCCACTGGCCAATATTCAGCCGACCCGCAGGTCACGCACGTCCGCGTCTACGTCCGTGGCGGCTTGTTCGGTACCAACTGGTTTTACGCCGACCAGTTCGCCAACGTCACGGGTAGCGGCACATTCAGCTACAAATACACGCTGCCCGATACGGCACTGGAGCAGGGGAACGTCCTCAACTTGGCCAATGACGTACCCGTGACCTCGACACTGACCAATCCCATCACCACTTCTCTGACGCAAGCGCTTTCCCCTTCGCCTACCTATACGAACACGCCCTCCTTGGTGCATGTCATAGTGGCTGATGGGACTGCGGTGTTTGTGCCCTATCAGGTCGTTTTCATCGGTACGCCAGACAACCTAGAAGAGGTTGTAGTCACCACTGGCGGTAATGCCAACTTTAATGCTTGGATTCAGGCTCCCCACAACGCTGGTGAACCCGTCTATTCCTACGCCAAGCCCGCACAACCCCTTTATCTTGCCGCTCAAGCCTATAGACAGACTTGGCTGGCAGGCGACCCGGCCAATCCCCACTATCTCTACTACACTAATCCTGGGTATCCGGAGAACTGCGCGCCGCAGAACTACATTCCGGTAGGTACCGCCGCTAATCCGATTGTCATGGTGGTGAATACGCGCGGGGTGTTGTTTGTGTCTACGCTATCCAACACCTGGTATCAGATATTCCCCGGCACGCCGCCGTACGCGCAATCCACGGGTTCGGCGCACGGTGCCGCCGCCAGTTTCGGTTGGGCATTGGGCGAGAACGCCATCCTCTATCAGGCGTCGGACGGTATAAGAGAGTGGCACGGCACTGACGGCCCTTATCTTTCGCTCATCATCGAGTGGCTGTACCGCATGAATCCGTTGACGCCGGTGACACTGGTCGACCTGACCAAACTGTCATCGGTGCTGGCGGCCTTCAAGAACAACACCGCCTATTTCGTCTACACGGGCATCGACGGCAAGGCCCATCGACTGCTTTACCACACGCTCTATTGCGTACCGGAAGAGGCAGAAGCCCTGACTAGAGATGGGTGGAAGCGCCATAGCGAACTTTTGGAGGGAGAGGAGATACTAGCCTATGATGCTGAGTCCACGAGTTGTAAGTGGACGCCAACGGAGCGCATCAATGTATTTCCCTATGAGGGTGAAGTTTTTTCTTGGTCTGGCGGTAAAAATCGAAAGAAGTTCAACGTCGAGTGTACGCCTAGTCATACGTGGATTCATCGTTGCGATAACCAGCGCGGTGGTAATCCAGAGCGTATGCGGCCAACTTACGAGATACACGCCTCGGGGGAAATACGACTGACTGCCCGTTTGGACGACGAGGAAAATCGCAGTCTATTAACCCCGAGAGAAGCTGCGATCTTGGGATGGTTAGTTACGGATGGCACTATTACCGTCAATTCGGGAGGAAAAAATCGTTCGAGCAGAATTTCTCAGAAACCTTTCGGCAAGTATGCAGATGAGATACGAGAACTGTTGGGTTCAGATTGCACCAGTGAGCATACCCGGGAGGTAGCGTGTCGGCTGAGGGCTAGAAAGATACCACCTAATCTTATAACGGTATTTCTGATTTCCACATCGTTCACCGAAGCGTTATTGCAAAAAGCCGGTTTCCGCGATCGCGGCGACCTATGTCGCATCGCTGCCTCTCTTGATCGCAGTAGCGCATCCGCTATGCTCCGCGCCATGATGCAAGCTGACGGGCATAACGGCAGACAGATGACGTTCTTTAATAATGACAAAAGAATAAGCGAAGCTGTACGCATTCTTGCCGCTTTGTGCGGCATGAGCACGTCGATTTATCCACACGGGGCGGAGGGTATGTACAACGTGTGTGTCAGTAAGCTGACGCACATTGATTGTGCGGCGATGGATCGTCGGGTCACTATACATAAGGGTCGTGTGTGGTGTCCGACGACACGCTACGGCACTTGGCTGATGCGCTATAAGGATACAGTTACTCTTACGGGTAACTCGCGCTGGCGCAATGACGACGTACAGGTTACGGCTCAACTTCTCGAAACCGACACCAACACCCTCATCTACGCCAAGCCCATGACCATTGGCGGAGTCACGGGCTGGGCCGTCGTCTACGACTCGCTCACCCAGGACTATGACGATGGCGGCTGGGTAGGGGGCATGCTCGTCCAACTCCCCATCCCCATGACCTTGCAGACCCCATATCTCGACCAGGGGGCACCCAACAACCAGAAGCAGTACAACGTGCTGACCATCGACGCCAATCCCAACGGGCAGACGATTACACCATTGCTGCTGTTCGACGATAACAACGGCAACGTCGCATCGGTCGCGCCATCGCCCGCTACCTTCACCGGCAGTAATCGAGCCAAGTTTCAATTCCAAGTCAACGCCGGACAAGGCCAGCAAGCCTACCGGATATCGTTGCAGCTGTCGTCCTCGGTCGTGGCGGCCCCGGAAATCTACCAGGCCGATATCTACGCCGCCGTGCTGGCCGACGTGCGCTCCAGCTACGATACCTACCTCATCAAGGTCGCTGGCGACGAGTCCGGCATTGTGAAGCAGGGATTTTTCGACTATACCTCTACCGCCGCCATCAATGTCGCCCTCTACGCCGACGGCAGCACCACTCCGTACTTTACGTTTACCCTCCCCCTCAACCCTACGCGAATGGAGGTGCCGATGCGCGTCCGCTTCAGCCGCAACGACGGCGCAATCGGCGTGCAGTCCATGCGCCTGTTCCGTTTGATAGCCACCAGCACGGACACTTTCCAGTTGTGGCAACCTATCACCATTGAGGTAAAGCCTCTGCGTGGAGGCCCCAAAGGCTACACCAAGATGGTACTCGGAGATACCGCGCCATGACCGCCACCCCGCTCACGCTGTCCCGCGGCAACGGCTATGGTCGCGGCTGCATCTTCACCATGTCCCGCAAGCCCGCCTCCGCGTCGCCCAGCTCTCCCTATCCGCCTTGCAATCGGCAGGTGACATGGCGCATCCACGGCAAGGGTGATATGTGCTCGTTCCATTACGAACAGTACGTGGTGAGCCATGACGTGGATATAGCCCACATTGAGCGCCTCTCCGACGACGAGAGCGACTTCGTGGTCAGATGCGAACCGGGCAAAGGCCACAGCGGTCACCACAGCGGCCATCACAATCACTCCAATCACCGATCGCGTACGCAGCGTTCGCAACGAGCATAACCATGGCTCTCCCTCCATCCACGTCGCCGCCGTCGCCGTTGCCCACTTCTCCTTTGCAGCACATCATGGTGACCGCCGAGGATCTCAAAGACCCGGTGCAGGCGGCGGCGCTGCTCAACAACATCCACCAGAACTTCACCCAGATGATTAACACCTTGCTGGGTGTCAGCGGTTCGGTACCCATCCGCGCCCACATGGATCTGCAGGGCAATCGCGTCATGAATGTCGCTGCCCCGGTGGCCTCCAGTGATGCGGTCAGCAAATCAGCGGCCGATGCTGCCTATTCGGCGCCTGCGCTCCGTCCACAGTTGGAAGCCAACGGCCTGTTCCCGCTGCTCAGTTATCGCCAGTTGTCGAACCCGTTCCAGCGCGAGATGAACTCCTCGTGGCTGAACCTTTTGGCCTCGACCGCCCCCTCGGCCAATACCTCGACCGTGACCTTCGGCGTACCAGCCGGGGGTTTTACGCCCGTCACTATCTCGGCTGGTATCTTCACGCGTGCCGACGGCTCCTCTACGCCCTACAGCCAATACAATGACTCTCTCGCCGCACCTGGCAACTTCACCATCGCTACTTTGTCGCGATCAGGCGGCGTGGTCACCGGAGCCACCACGGGCGCCAATACCCTGTCGGCGGGCGAGACCGTCATCATCACCGGCGCGGGCGACGCCAGTTTCAACGGTACTTTCCTGCTCACTTTTGTCGGTCTCTCCGGGTCGCCGCCCGCTCCGGTGTTTATGTTCAACCAAGGGGCACCCAATGCCTCGACCACGGGCGGCAACGTATCGCTCGCCGGAGTCTATTACTACTGTCTCTCGTCGACGACGGGCAAACTCTTCCGTATCGGCCCCTACACGACGGATACGCCAGCCAATCGCATCAATGCCCAAAAGGACGGTTCGATGATAGTGGCGGTGGCGGTGATGAACGGCTCGGGCGGGGATACGACTAACAGTGCGGCGGGCGGGACTTCCCCGGCGGCCAACGCGGGTTCGCCATCGCGGCTGATACCCGTATAGAAGGATTGGAGAATTGGATGCTGAAACTGGAGATTATAGAGACCGGCAAGGACGGAACGACAGGGCACATGACGGTTAGCGCCCGCATCGTGGACGAGGATGACCCGGTGCATGGGGTCGGGGCCATAGAGACCACTGGCATTGAGTCACTGGAATTGCAGACGCGTTACGGTGGCAACGTGGAGGCGTGGCTGCGGGCTGTGGGCAGGGACATGGCCAGACGGCACAGGTCGCGGGTGGCCGGACATGTGGATTTGGGCAAGTGGAAAGGGCAAAAGCTGGAGATTGAGTAAAGGCTAAGACTGGCGGTAGATATCTAGCCCGTAGATATCTTTCTTGACATCCCCTGGGGCACCGCTGTATAACCCTCACTATATGCCCGCCGCCCCACACAAGGCCAAGACGAGACCGAAGAAGATGGTCAAGAAGTCGGTCAAGAAGGCCGCCAGAAAGGTCGGCATGACCATCGCCGCCGGGAAGGTGGCCATCCTGCTGCGCATCCCCGAGACGATGAATAAGGTGATTGTCAGAATGGCCAGGAACAAGCGGCAGAGGGGTGGTGTGCTGTCGCGGCAGGAGATGATTGTCCGGTTGCTGGAGACCCATCCGAAACTGGCTCAGTAAAGCGCAGAGTCCAAATGCCCGACGCCGACCACATCCCCTCTTACGCCGATATCAACGCTACCACGCTGGGTTACGTTCATCGCAGTTACCTGCCGCCAAAGCAAAAGTCAGTGTCAGTGCCGGAACCTGAAGTCTGCATCGGCTACGTAGAGGGTTGGCGATGGTTTGATATTGGCTGCGAGGATGAGGGTCTTCAGCCTGTCAGTGTCAACCAACCCTACGTTTGGAAGTGGGGCGAGAACGTAGCGATGAACGCATTGTGGACTGAGTTGGTTAGGCCTTCGCTGATGAACTCGTTTGGCTTTTATGCCTACAAATCTGATTGGATTGCCGCGCATAAAGCCGCAACTTTTGGGCGTGTTGCCCTCTACGGCGACGTAGTCGAACACAAGTTTGGTTATCGCGCTGAGAAGGCCCGCATCCTCGACCTTTGGTGCTCCGAGCACGATTGGCCAGCATTGTCCGCGCAGCCTCAAGTCAAAGGCGTCTATCGCCTGACACCTGCACGGCTTCTCAACGCTGACGGCGTACTGGGAGGGTATCAATGTCTAACATTGGAGAACCGCAGAGAATTACGAGGTACGAGCCTCTCGAATGGCCCGACGGTGACCATGCTGGTCGACCGTTCGAGACCGAGCGACCCGAGCGCCAAGGACTGGAGCAACCTGAGCGTGAACCTGCCCATGCCTGCATACGATGAGGATGGCGCATTCCTGTACACGGACGGTTTGTGCTCCCCGATAGATATGCGCGGTTACCTGTGTCCGCGCATTGAGCGCCTACAGCCGCTGTGTCCGGTGTGCAACGGCCACATTCAGAAGTCGCACGTGGTCGCCGTTCAGTGGGACATCAGCGCATTCCTCGGCAATCCGGCAGCGGTGAGGAAAGGTACGGCGCTGAAGCGCAAGATTGCCCATCTGCATTGTCTGAAAGATCAGTGGCCGTGGTGGTTGATGGAAGGGGAGACAGCGGTAACTTGGGTTGGAGTAGATGAGGCGGCGAAATTTTCTCCGCCCCCCACACTACCCCACTGGGTCTGGGAGATTATGCAATACTGCAGCGTGGCCGCCGATCTCGTGTCTGGTACGTGTTTGACGCCTCTTAATCGTAGTCCATTCGCGGTCGGTGACCCCAATGATGACGAGTCTATTGCGCGCTGTCTCTCGGCGGCGTCCCAACTCTACGGGATATCTTAGGAGTTCGATGTATGGCTGAAAACGGTTCTGAAACTTCCGCCACCACCGCTGCCAACGACTCTACTGAGTCGGCTAAGGAGTCTTCGCGGCTCGGCGTCCGTGAGACCATCTTCGTACCCGACGACGACCTCACCGAGACCGAAGTCCTCCGTATCGCCCGTCAGATCGCCAAGGTGGCCAATGCCCTCGGCGGCAACCTGATGCGCCACGCCGCGCTCAGCCGGGCCGAGAACGCTTCCGGTGCCGGTCACCCGGTGTGCGCTGCCATTCTCAACTGCGCCGGACAGGCCGACAACGCCTCCGCCCAACTGGATATGCTGATGCGGCAGCGGGCGCAGATAGTGCCGGGCACGATGGCCGTGGTCAAGGGCCGACCTGGCAGGGCATGAGGAGCACACGAACATGAGCGAAACCGTGAAGGCCCTAGCGGTGGTCATCGCGTGGCCGACTTTGCTGTGGACGGGCGGCATGGCCCTGTTGCACGGTCGCTGCTTCGAGATGGACGCCCATGCCCGTTACTCGTTCTACGCCATCCTCGCCCTCTATCGCCGCCTGTCCTTTACCCTATTCGGCGTCGGCGTACTGGTAGGCTTGGAGTCGGCCTATCTGCGGCTGGTCACCGTCACCATCGCTACGCTCTCTGCCGCCATCTACTCGCTGCTGTTTCAGGTTTGGCTGACTTGGTGCTACGAACTCTACCTGCACCAGCGCTATCGGGAAGGCCCGAGCGGCACGCTCGTCTCGCTGGTGAGTTCCTATACGGGATTTCAGTACGCCGTCACTCTGGCACTGGGGTTGTCGGCGCTCGTGCTGTTCATCGTCGGACTGGTCGGGTTTGCGTGGGCTTTGCTCACCAGATAGCTCTGATATGCCTGACACCACCGTTTATGACCGGGTCGCCGTGGTCATCGCCGCCCGCGCCGGTATAGATACCTCCATGGTCACTCCGATGTCTAGCTTGGTTGATGATTTGGGTTTGGACTCGCTCGACCTGCTCCAATTGGGGCTGGAGTTGGAGTCCGAGTTCGGCCTGACCATTGGCGATGAAAGTTTATCGCGGCTGGAGACCGTCGGCGATATCGCGGCGTACATCACGTTGAGATCGGCGCCTGCGTCGACAGTGGAAGTACATCCGTGATTACTGAGGCCCCGGACACCTCCGGCACTGCGGTTGACGTATTGCAGGCCCTTGCCGATGACGACTACCGCATGGGCAACCTGCAGGCTATCCCCTACAATTCACTTCTTCGCAACGATGACCATCCGCTGTTCGAGGACAACTTCCTCTCCACGCTGTACGCCGATTCTAAAGCCGCTGGCATTCTCCCCCGCACCTTCTGCGGCATGACCAACCTCAGCCACGACGCCATTGTCTCCTACCTCGCCTCCAAGAAGGTCGTCGCACTGGTTGAGTGGGGCGAGAGGGACACGATAGCCGAGGGTACGTTCGTCATCGCCGGTTACGCCTTCGTCGTCGCTTGGGTCGGAGTGGCTCCTCCTGAACTCGGGCCGCGGTCGGCCTTCGCTGCCTACGCCTATCTGCCTGAGTATTGGGGCCTGCCCGCCGCCGAGACCCTCGGGATGCTCGGATTGGCCCACTTATTCCACGTCTATAAGTTGCAATCCATCTTCGGCCAGCGGTACGCTGATAACGCGCTCACCGCCCGTTTCATGGCCCGCTACGGCTCCCATGACATCGGGACTATACCCGGGTTCATCTTGGACAAGGGCGAGCGCGATGGCCAGCGCCGGTTGATCGACTGCGTGCTGTCGCGGCTGACGCGGGAAGATTTCGTCAGCTATGTAGAGCGGCGACTGCTAGCGATGATAGAGCGATAGGCGCAGTGGTAGGCGCAGCGGTGGACGTGGAGGCGACGGGTGGGCAACGGCGACGGCGGCAATATCGACCCCAAAGTCCAAGAGGGGATGCTTGCCAATCAGACGGCACTGACACAGATCGCCCAAGAGGTGGCCCAACGTGGTACGGATATTTACGACGTAACCGCTCCCGGTCTGGCCATCGCTGAGGGTAAGTATCAACGACTCTCCTCTGGTGACCCAGCGGCGATTGCTCAGGTACTCGCTCCCACTGCCGCCGCCGCCTCGGAATCCGCTGCTGGGGCCAAGGCCAACATCCTTGCCAACGAACCCGCAGGAGGCGAGAAGAATCTGGCGCTGGAGGCCACCGATGCCGCCCGTGGCGCACAGATAGCCAAGACCACATCGGCGGCTACCTTGGGCGCTCCGAATGCTCTCGGCGCATTGGCGGGCCAGGGCGCGGGTGAGTCCATCGCTGCGGCCGGTACGGGCATCAGCGGTTACAGTGCCGGAAGTCAAACGCTGCAAGGATTGGGCGGACTCCAATTGCAGTCGCAACAGATACAGGCCGAGGAGAAGGGCAACGTGTTGGGCTCTCTCTCCTCTCTAGCTGGCAGCGGCATGAACCTGTTCGGCACCTTGGCTACCGAAGGCGGTTGGGTCTAATCATGCCTCAGCAGACAACGACTGCCGCCGCGACAACCGACACGCAGACCCCCCTCCCCTCGACTGCCTACGACCCCAATTCGTCCACGCCCTATACCCCTCCCCCTGTCGAGTTGCCGCCCGTCACCGCCCCTCCACCCGCCGACCTCGCCTCTACATCCGCCCAGCGCAACGTCCGTCCCGTGTTCGGCACCGGAGGCAAGGCCGTCGCCGGTTCTATCGCCTATCTCGGTGACTCCATCTTGCGCGGTTATATGCAGGGTCGTCAGCAGGCGCAGGCGGTGCAGGCCGACCGGGCGAACAAACTGGTGCAGGGTCTGCAACTGTCCTATCAGAATGACCGCAACAACTACCTCTCTCTACTCCAGACGGGCAAAGACCCGAACTCGAAAGAGGTAGTGGCGGCCAAGAACGCCGCCGACGCCAGCTACAAGGTGCTGATGACGATGTACTACAACGCCGTATTCGGCGGCACAAGTAAGGGCAGGAGTAAAGAGCGCGGGCATTTCACGGGGGCGGGCAAAGGCGGTGACGCAGGTGAGCAGCCCAACATCGCCGCCCTGCTCACGTCGAAGAACCCGCAGGAGAAGGCGCAGGGGATATTCTTGCTGACCCAGAAGGCAGGGGCACCGCACAACTACGACGCGCAGATGATACTGGCCCAGCGGCAGGCGCAGCAACAAGACCCTATGTTGCAGCACAAACAGCGCGTGGCCAGACTGGAAAACGATCTCAGTGTGCTCACGGCTTTGGGCGATAGGGCCACACCAGAACAGCAACAACAGAGAGAGGCCCTGCGGAAGCAACTGGAGCAGGAGAAGGAAATATCGGTTCCCCTCCCCAAGCCGGTGGCTCCTAAGCCTCTTGCTGGCACCAAGCCTTACAAAGGCCCCGACGGTCGCTATTACCAGTCCATGCTGGTAGACGGCATGGTCAGAGCCGAACCCATGCCGCCCGGGTACACGCCTCCCCCGGACAAGCAAAACCGTGACGACAAGTACATCGCCATCACGCAGAAACCGCCCGCGACGTGGACGGACGACGAGAAAGCCTACGTCGCCGCCTACGATACCTGGGTGCGCAAGACCAAAGTCGACCCCGGTGTGGCCCGCGCAGCGGCCTTCGGGGCTAACCGCTATATGCCGGTGCTCGACCCCAACGACCCCGAGAACGTCATTCTGATGCGGGTTGGCGACGCGGCGGCGGCGCACATTTCTACTCCGGCCTCCATCTCGTTCCAGATTGACAAGGCCATCTCGCGGGCCTTCACCAGCGGTCAACCGGCACAGACCATCAACTACTTCAACACCGCCGCCGCCCACATCAAATTGCTGGGCGAGACCGTCAAGGCCCTGCACAATAATGACGTGCAGGCGTTCAACAAGGCCGCCAATGCCGTCGCTACCGCCTTGGGTATGCCCGCGCCTACGGACTTCAATGCCGTGCGCAACGCCGTTGCCGGTGAGTTGTCCAAGACCTTTCGCGGCGCGGCGGCCACCGAAGAGGAAGTCCGGCTGGTCAACGAGACCATTAACAATGCGCAGTCGCCGGAGCAGCTTGCGCATGTCATTCACTATTATTCGACGCTGATGGGCAGCAAACTGGATGCGATGCGAGCGCAGTATGAGGCCGGGAAGAGAGGAAAACCGGCGTTTCCAGAGCGGACAGAGCAAGCGCCGACGGAAGGCAAGACGCTGACGATGGCGCAGGTGGGGAAGGCCGCCAAAGACCACAATGTCAGCGTCGAGGCGGCGATTAAGCAGGCCGAGGGGCAGGGGTACACAGTGACCGGCAAGCCCGCTCAGGTCGCTGCGCCCGCTGCATCCAAGACCGTATCCGCTACCACTGCGCCGCCGTCATCCAAAGCTGCGACCGGTCGCAAAGTGCTAGACGAGGCCGCGGCGCAGAAGTTGCTGGATGAGGCCGGAGGCGACCCAGCGAAGGCCCGTCGGCGGGCGAAGGAACTCGGTTACGAGATACCCAAGTGATACAGGTGAGCCCTGACCAATGCCAGATATCTTCGACCGCCTCGCGGAGAAGTTCACCTTTGAGTCCGGTCGTCGCGGCGGAAAGCGTCATGGTCATGGACGCGGCACGGGCAGAGGTGACCTCTATGATGCCGACTACGGTTTCGTTGACCCCGCCACTGGCGTACCGCTAGAGCCGAAATATACCGGTAATCCCTTCGACCCCTTTCCCGCTGGACAAGACCCCAGACCATCATCCGGTTTTGACGTGCAGCCTTCACGAGAACGTGATAACGCGACTGCGTACCTGACGGAAATATTGGACGTTCTGTACCGTCGCAGTCGGCCTTTGTCGGAGGAAGAGAAACGCGGCATGGGCGGACTCTTCAACGAGCAGATGCTGGAGAGCCTGAAGGTCTACCCCAGCAAGGTAAATGACGCCCTAGCCTACGCCTACGCTCTCCGTCCTTGGAGCATCCACGTCCAAGAGGGTATTCCTCATCCTGCTCCCAGCACGCTCGCCCATGAGACCGCGCATCTGGAGCAGTTCCGCCATCCTAGTCTGTCCAGCGGTACTCGCCTCAATCCGGCCACGTTAAAAAGGGAAAGGGCTGGCCCTCGCCTTAACCCGGACAACTACGATTACGGCGGCGTGGAGGGCTTGACCAGAGCGCAAAAGGCGGGGCGGCGGTTTGCCGATTTCGGCATCGAGCAGCAAGCCACTATCGTAGAAGATTTTCTCGACGAGGTGGATAGAAACCGAGACCTGCGCAACAGGATATTGAGGGGGGAGAAGGCCAGCATTGGCGACTATAAGCACGCACTGGATGCTTCCAGTCAGAATATCCGCGTCTACGCACCCTTCATCCATGAGTTCCAGCAGGCCACGGGGATGTTGGGCGGGCAACCAGAGAGTGGTGTAGCGGATTATGTTCGTAGTCTCGCAAAACAGGCCAGTGTGGCTAGTACGGAGAAGCCGCTACCGCCAAAGAGCAAAGGTCATGATATTTTTGACCGCCTCGCTGCCAAGCTCAAGTCGACCAACGGTAAGCCTGCTGGCGATAGCGGCGATATCTTTGACGCCCTAGCTAATCGGATTAGTCCCAGCAACACTGACCTTTACAATCGACCTCATGTCAAGGTCGACAACAAAACCGCTACCGTGCGCTCTATCGGTATCGGCACCGATCGCGGTTATGTCGTGATACCGACTGTGGCCGAAGACGGCAGCCGCATCTTGTCCAACGATGAGGCTATTGAGCAGTGGAAGCACACCGGCAAGCATCTCGGCATCTTCAAAAATCAGACGGCTGGCGATGCCTATGCTCGTCAGTTACATTGGGACTATGAGGCGGGCAAGTATGACAAAAGGCCTGCAACTCCAGCACCGGATATTTTTGACCGTCTGACTCGACAGCGACAGCAGTGAGTAAAACGTGATTCCCTACCCTATTCCGTTGTAGAGTGAACGTAGCATCGTTATGGCCAACGGTACTGACAGCGCGACCGGTCAGCAGATCGACTTCAGCAAATACGCGGACGCCACCACGCCGCCGACTTCGATCTCCAAGCGTGCCCAGCACCGCCAACAGAAGTCCAAGGAGACCGCACCAGTCATTGATTTCAGCCGGTACGCAGAACCGTCACCGCCGCCGAGCTCTACCGCCGCGACCTCCCCTTCCGCGTCGGATGACCGTACGGGCTGGACTTACGGTAGCACCGGCTTTGAATCCTACCAACCTGCGCCCGTTACCCAAGGACTGGTCTCACCCGAGGACGCTGCTCGTTTGGCCAGCCGCGTCCAGAGCGGTCGCAGTATCGGCGCGTGGCGCGACGACCTCAACCGGGCCTATCGCGAAATCTCCTCCATCGCCGCCAAGCCAGTCACACCCAGCTACACCGCTGAGCAACACGCCCGCGATATGGAATCGCAGATCGCCCGGGTGCACCAGATCGCGCAGGTCATCGGGCAGGATGAAACTATGGGACGCATTATCTCCGGCGCCTCTTCGCCCGCTGGGTTGGGCATGTTCCTGTTGTCATTCATCAACCGACCGGCAGCGGCTATCACAGGCTTGGGTATGTCGGCTTCCCAACTCGGCTCGCGTCAGCCCCACGAATCCTCGGCGGACTACCTCGAACGTGTACTGCTGGGGCTGTCCGGGGTAGCGGGTTCGGCGGCGCTGGGAGCGTCATGGGCCAAGGATGTCATACCCACGACGGAAACCCTGCGCGTGAAGTTTCAGGAGACCCTCGGGGCCGGGCCGAGGGTAACTGGCCAGATTGCGGAGCGGCTGGAGAAAGCGCAGGCAGTGCACGCCGGCAAAGTGCGCGAGGTCATCCGCCGCTACGCCGACGATGTCGCCAAGCACGAAAAGCAGGAGGCCCAGCTACAGGTCAAGCACGAGGCTGAAATCGAGGAACTGGAAAAGCGATACGCCGACGACGTGACCAAGCGCGACGCCGAGATCACCAAGAACCAAGCCGCTTACGAAAAGAAACTGGCTGCGGCGCAGAAGGCAGGCCGCGACCTCGCCCGTCGCAAGGCCATCACCCAACTGCAGGACGCCCACGCCCGCGCCATCGTAGACAACGTCAAAGAGGTGTACAGGTCGGTCAAGGAGGCGCTGGATGCTCGCTGGGAGGCCAATCGCAAGACCGTCGGCAACGATTATCCGATAAAGGGGCTTGGCGCGATTCAAACCGCCATTGAAGAGGGCCGTGCGAAACTAGCGGGCGTACCCGACAGCCTCAAAATCCTCGACCAGATCGAGAGCCGAGTTACGCAGGAGAAAGAGTTCATCGACTCCACCACCGGCAAAGATCGTCTCCAGCGTGTACCCAAAGACGAGATTCCCTACTCGGACGCCCGCCGTCAATTTCACGAAATTGGCAGACAGGCATTTGCCGTTCCCGACCGCACCACCCGCGCCGTTCTATTCAGCATCCGCGACGCCTACGATACGCTGCTCACCGGGGTCAACAAAGCGGTAGACAAGGCGCACGGATTGCCCCCCGAGCAACAAGGCGCAGCCTACGCGAGGCTGAAAAGCGACTGGCACCAGTTCGAGCAGGACTGGAACGATACCAGCAGCATGCGTACCGCCGGGGGCCACGAAGACCCGCTGCGCGCCATCCCAGGAAGCCCCTTGGCCCAACTGGTGCGCATGTCTGCCGACGCACCACAACCAGTACTGCAACTCGTCACAGGGCCTTACGGGGAACGTCTCCTTAGCACGCTCACTCGCTATAAGCCGGAGGGGGCCAATGTGACCCTGCCGTCCGAGATGCGTGCGCTTGCCGTCGAGGGTAAGGAGTTGCCGCGCGTCAAGCCCGAAGCTACTGTCGAGCCACCGCAACCGGAAACTCCGTCGCCCGTGGCTCGTCCCGTGGCACCTCCGCGCAAGACTCCCGCCGAAGCGCCGAAACTGGAGTTGCCCGAGGACGTTGAGGTACCCAACATCAGCAAGGAAAAACAGGCTCTCATCCGCGACCGCCTTGCCACTTTGAAAATGTTGCGCCCTTGGGACTGGATTATCGTTACCGGCGGGCCGCTGCTTTACATTCTGGGACACCGCATGATTGGCACTGCCGGGATAGCCTCACTAGGCGTCGAGAAGGCGCTGATTGGCTGGATGGATGAACCCAGATTCATCGAGTGGCTGGCGGGGAACAGCGAACGCGATTTGACGGCCATGAGCCATTTGCCTGAGGATGTACAGGCGCCGTTAAGGGAACAGATCAATCAGTACATCAACGAGAAAGCGGCGGCGGGCAAAAAGCCGCAGGTAACGAAGCCGCTGATGCAGTGGCTGGCGAGGGGCACGGCGACCACTGGGGCGACGGCAAAGGGGAAAGAGAAGCCGACGCCGGAAGCGCTGCCGATGCCAGCGGCGATGATTGCCCCCTGACAAGAATGCACACCTGAGGACGCGTCTCGTGTGCAGTGACCCGATGGGCGTTCATGGCGTCCGCCGGGTCTGGTTGAGTTCTATGCTTCTCTCAAGCACTGTGACAAAAGAAGCAAATTCATATTGACAGTAGGCGGCTTATTCGATGGCGAACGCATTGCAAGTTAGCGTAATCATGCCCGTCCGGGGCCGACGCAGTCTGGTCGCCGCCGCCTTACGCAGTTACTGCCAGCAAACTTGGGATTGCCGGGAAATCGTGATCGTCGACGACTCCGACCCCGAGGATGACCTCTCCGATTTGTTCAGCAATATCCCCAACGTGGTCTATATCGTCCCCTATATCAAACTAGGCGACGAGCGCTTGAGCATAGGCAGTAAGAGAAATCTGGGCATCGAAGCCTCCCATGGGGACATCGTCACCGTTTGGGATAGCGACGATATCTTCGCGCCGGAGCGCATAACGCAGCAAGTCTATACCTTGCTGAAAACGGAGCGCATGCTGACGGGCTATTTCGCCATGAGCTTGTTCGATCTGACCAATTTCAAAGCGCACAGGTATTTCCTAAACCGACAGTATGCGTGCGGGGCCTCCATGAGTTTTCAAAAACAGTGGTGGAGAGACCATCCGTATCCAGACCAAGATATCGGGGAGGATTTGGACTACGCGACCGGGCATCCCGCTGAATTGGCGGCGACCGATGGCACCAGCATGATGGTCTGTCTGCTCCATGACTCCAACGTGAGCAGCCGCGACCAGGTCGCCCGCCATCCCTGCCAGTTCCCCGAGATCCCGCTCGCCCGATTGCCGGACTATTGTTTTAGATATCTCAACGAGGCCGGGATAGTATACAATCCATCCGCAGTTTGTTGATATTCGGAAGGAGCCTGCTAAACTTGTGACGAAGAGTCTGCACCTATCCTCTTTTGAACGAGGTAGGAGAACGTCAGAGGGTAGGAGACTGGCACGTATCGCTCGGGGGTGGACGGAACCCCCGCCCGGTATGAAAGTGTGCAGCAAGTGCAAAATCTGCAAGTCCATAAGCGATTTTGGTGCAGACAGGAATCGCCCAGACGGCCTGAAATATAACTGCAAAGAGTGCACCCGTGTCTACAACAGACAGCATTATCCGAACTACCGCGATAAGAATTTAGAATGGATACGGCTGCATCCAGAGAAAACAGCTGAATACCGTAAGCGCTACATGGCAAAACGTGGAGTGTGGAAGAAAATGCAAGATCGCAATGGTCGCCTATGGAGCGATTATGGGATGACGCGGGAAGACTACGATATGCTATTGACTCTCCAAGAGGCTCGATGTGCTATCTGCGGGAACCTCTCGAAGAGTACTCTACACGTGGATCACGATGCGACCACTGGCGGCGTTAGAGGGCTGCTGTGCGGTAGCTGCAATCGGGGTATAGGGATGTTCAAGCACTCTTCCGCTACTGTACGAAAGGCAATGGAGTACCTCAATGAGAATACTGGTGACGGGAAGCAATGGCGTTTTAGGCAGAGCGCTTGTAGCAGAACTGCGAAACAGGAACCACGAGGTTTGGGGATGTGACCTGTTCCACTGTGATGACGCGTACTATATACGTGCGGATATCTCTGACGCGCAACAATTAGATAGAGCGTTTTCTATAGCATCACCCGCGTTGACTTATGGCCTAGCTGCGGAATTTGGTCGTCTTAACGGTGAAGCGTATCCTCGACAGCTGTGGACTAGTAATTGCCTAGGGCTATCCAACACCATTGATCTCTGTCTTAAATATGCGTCTCGGCTGGTATTTGCCTCGTCAAGTGAAGCATACGGTGACCTAGCCGACCGTCACGACATCCTGCGCGAAGGCCTGCTGCGCGACGAGGTGCCCAACTTTCACTGCGAATACGCGCTCAGCAAGCTCGTGGGCGAACATCAACTCCAAATTGCGCGAACCAACAGTGGTCTGAAGGCGGTGGCGCTGAGATTTTTCAATTGCTATGGCATGGAGCCCTACACGCCGTACAGGTCAGTCGTCTGCAACTTTATCTACCGCCTGCTCCACCGTCTGCCTATCACCGTCTACGCCCAGTGCCACCGCGACTTCCTCTACATCAGCGACTGGGCTCGCACAGTGGCCAACGTCGCCGACCGCTTCGACCAACTCCGCGAATCGGCCTACAACATCGGCGGCAACGACTACCGCTCTATCCGAGTGTTAGCGCAACTGGTGCTCAAGGCCTGCGGTTACGACCCCGGTCATGGCTCCTGGGACGGCCTCGTGGAGATGAAGGACGTGGAGCCCGCCAATATCCAGAACAAGCGGCCGGACATTGCGCTGGCCGTCCGCGACCTCGACCACGCGCCACGGGTGAGGTTGGAAGAGGGCGTCGAGTTGACGGTCGCGTGGATGCGGAAACGCTACGGCCTGCAAGATGGCCTGCAAGATGGCCCACAAGGTTGATACCTGCATGTCTGCCAATCCACCTCTCCCGCTTGAATTCAGCCGCTATAACCAACTCGGTCTCTCGGGGTTCACCCACGTGGCTATCACCGCCGCGCTGGAATACACCTGCGGCCGTGTGGGCGGCGACTACTACGAGTTCGGCCTCTATGCGGGCTCCAGTTTCTACCATGCCCAGCAGGAAGCCCGCCGTCTTGACCTATCCGCGATGAACTTCTGGGGCTTCGACTCTTTCCAGGGTCTGCCCGCAGTCACCGCCAAGCCGGACATCGGCCGCTTCGTCCCCGGCCTGTACACCTGTTCACTGGAGACCGTGCGGCTACTCCACAACTGTTTCGGCGTGGACTGGCGGCGCACACACCTCATCAAGGGTTGGTACGAGGACACGCTGAACGCTACGCTGGTCAAGGAACGCGGTATGGCCCCGGCAGCGGTAGTGGTCGTGGATTGCGATCTATACACGTCCACGGTGCCAGTGCTCCGGTTCATCGCGCCCTTGCTACAACCGCGAACGGTCATCATCTTTGACGACTGGCATCAGGGCGGCGAGCAGCAGGCATTTCGGGAGTGGCTGCCAAGGTATCCGCAGTGGGGGGCGAAAGAGTATCGGGTGAAGGACATGGACTATCATCAGAAGATGTTCATCATGTACGAGGCCGAGGCGGGGGCGGAGGTGCGGTCGAGGAATGCAAGAACTCTATGAAAAAACATCGGTCGGGTGATTGTCAGTGCGGCTGTGGCAAGAAAACGACCCTTGCCAAGGAAACTCGGCGCGGTGCTGTCGCCGGGGAGCCTAATAGGTTCATTCGCGGCCACAGTTCTTGTCACCCTCGTGGGACTAGCCGAATGGTCGTCATCGACGGTGCTCGCTATAAAACCGTTCCCCTAACTCAGGATAAAGAGGCTATCGTAAGCGCCATTGATTACGTCTGGATATCGCGTCATCGATATAGCGCCTACAATCATAACGGCACGTGGTACGCACATCGCAGCGTGACGCAGTCAAACGGAAAACGGAAAGCTATTGGTATGCATGTGGAAATTCTTGAGCGCATGTTGGGGGTGAGAACCAATCACCATCAACAAGCGGATCACGCAAACGGGGATGGATTAGATAATCGACGTTGCAATCTCAGAATTTCAACCCCTAGTCAGAGTTGTGCGAATCGGCCTAAATTCAAGGAAAGTACCCCCTTTAAAGGGGTATCCATCTCCCGGCGCAGATACAGGGCGTCTATCGTTCATATGGGAACGAGGCACTACCTCGGGTCGTTTGAATCCTCGATACAGGCTGCGCACGCTTACGACGAAGCCGCACGCTCATTCTTTGGCAAATTTGCCTGCGTAAATTTCCCCCGTAAGGGAGAGCGTGGATGCCTCTAGCGGAACGCCAAGTTTATCCTTTAGATCATGCGACCCATCTGCCGATTCTTATCGGTCTCGGACTCAAAATTTCTATCATCCGCGTTCTCGAATTGGGCGCAGGTTCGTACTCCACGCCCCTGTTCGTTAACCGTGACGTATTCCCTGATCTAGTTGAGCTAGTGTCTGTCGAACATGATCCAGAGTGGAGAGAACGCATCCGTGGAGGTGAGGGTAATGGCCGCATCGTGCTTACGGATACCCCTCCGACCGACCGTTCCCGGTTCCATCTGATTTTCGTTGATAGTGCCGATGCTGCCTCCCGTACTGCAATCCTACGACTGCTACGTGAATCCGAGTCTCAACCTGCTCTAATTGTTGTTCACGATTCTGAGAACGAGTGGTACCACGAAGAAATCGAGAAGTTCCCTAAGCGTCATCACTTCGTTGCTTTTAATCCAGAAACGAGTGTGATCTGGCGAGCCGATGACCGAGAACCGGAAATTTATAAAGCGATCATGGAAATTGACGCAATTACGCGGCTTCATGCCAATGATCGGCCCGATGATATAGCTAAGTGGATTGAACTGTTCCGAGCGGGAGTGTCGCCCGCGCCCCCATCGCATCCGCTTACCGTTTCTGTCGATATGGTGACATACCGACGGGTGCCGCAGATGCGAAATACGCTCGAAACGTATCTCATTCAGACCCGCAAGCCTGATGAGTTGATCGTGGTCGAGGATGGCTATGACGGCGGGGAGACTGAGAGCCTTTGCAAAGAATTTTCTGATCGGCTACCGATCAAATACGTTTGCCGCCGCAACCGTCCGGACGTTCCATTCTCTAACGCCGCGATTCCCCGCAATATCGGCATCCGGCAGGCCACAGGCGATATCATTGTCCTTCACAACTCCGAAGTACGCTTCACCAAGCCGACCGATTTTGCCAACATTGTCGGGCCTACTGAGGCTGACCCGATGATTTGTACATGTGCACCGTGCGAAGCGCTTAACCCGGATGGTTCCCACAAACAGTGGTATTGCGATCCCCACCTCTGGAATTTTTCCCACTTCTGCGCGGCCTACCGGAGAAAGGCGATTGTTGAGGAATTAGGCGGGTTTGACGAAGCGTATCGCCGATATGGCTGGGAAGACATGTCTTTCAATATGCGAGCGAATCGCGCCGGTATTGTCAGCATATGGGCTAAGGACGTTGTAACTCAGCATCAATGGCATGAAGTGAGGTCGAGTCCGCAGGATAGAGAAGCGCAGGAATTTAATATCAGATACAGCACTCAAGAAATGGAAGATATCTTGAGCGGACGGCGGACGCTGGAGGCCAACCTCGGTAAGCCATGGGGAGATCTGTCGTCCTGAAAGTGATAAGATATCTGGTATGGGGTTGTCCTATCCTAAACCGCTGCCAAACACTGATAACTTAGTTGAACTGCGTACATGCCGATTGTGCGGTGTTGAAAAATTGCTAGCTAAATTTGTCGGCGTCACTAGGGGGCGACGTTCGCAGATATGCAGTAAGTGTCATTCCCGTCGAGTCAATGAGAGGGCTAGAAGTAAAGACCTCAGCCCTGAACAGTTGGAAAAAAGACGTGTGAAATGGAGAGAGTATGACGAAAAGCGCCGTGAGATAAAAAGAGAACAAGCAAGACAACGACAGCGGGAGAAGAAAAAGGAATACTTGTCAAGTTGGTATCAGCGCAATAAGAATCCTAACGTAGCGCGTGCAAAACTTAAACAACTGAAGGCAGAAGTGCTTGCGGCTTATGGAGGGAAGTGCTATTGCTGCGGCGAGACTGAGATCAACTTTCTTACTCTGGATCATCCCAAAAACGACGGGGCTACCCATCGGATTGCGAACGGCGGTAATCCTTTCTATAAGTGGCTTCAAAGGAATGGCTATCCTAAAGGGGTAGTAAGGGTGGCGTGCTGGAACTGTAACTGCGGAAGACACGTAAACGGAGGCATTTGCCCCCACAAAACTAAAAGGAAAAGCCCAAACCCGTGAAATTCAGTTACGTGGTGGGCACGCGCCCAAACCTAGTCAAGTTGGCCGCCCTCTATCCCCACCTCCCCGGCACCATCTACCACACCGGTCAGCACTGGGGGGCCATGTCCAACCCCTTTCTCTACGAATACCGGCTCCCTCAACCCCTGCCGCTACGCGAACTGTCGGGTGATGTGGCCATCGTATTCGGCGACTGCCGCTCCACCTTGGAAGGCGCCGACGCCGCCAAAAAATGGGGGATGCGGCTGGCCCATGTCGAGGCCGGCCTCAGGTGCGGCGACCTGACGATGGAAGAGGAGCGGATACGGATAGAGGTCGACGCCATGTCGGACTGGCTGTTCGCGCCCAGCCAGGACGCGGTCGATAACCTGCGGCAGGAGAAAGTGCGAGGCGAGGTCTATCTGGTAGGCAACGTGGTCATGGATACCTTGACCCGGTACGGGCTGCTTACTCTGCACCGGCCGTTCAACGTCGACGACCACGCCAAATTGCGCGCCATTGTCGAGGCCGTGGGAGCCTCGGGACTGGCCTTTCGCTGGCCGGTACATCCGCGCGTAGAGCCGCCGATAATTGAGGGCGTGACGATTGAGCCGCCGCTGGGACGCGGATTGTTCATTGAGCTATTGCGCGGGGCCGTGGTGGTGGTGACGGACTCCGGCGGCGTGCAGGAGGAAGCAGCATGGCTGGGCCGACCGTGCATCACCGTCCGACCATCCACTGAACGACCCATCACTTTACAATATGGCAATCGGCTGACCGACGTGGCGGGGTTGACCGAGGTGATACGGGCGGTGGTGCCCCAAATCCCTCTTTGGGATAGCCACGCGGCGGAGAGAATCGCCGCTATTCTCAAGGCCGTAACCGCGACGTGACCGCCGACGTAATCTTCCATTGACAGACAGATATCTGCGGTATAGTATGACCCGCCATGAGACGAACTAGCGACCCACTGTGGATGAACGCCAAGTACGACGGCGAGTGCGCTGAATGCGAGGCCGATATCGCCGTAGGTGACCGCATCGTGTACGACCCTGATGAGCGCAAGGCATACTGCGATGTGTGCGGGCCTGAAGTCGCAGGCGATGATCCAGTAGGCTGATGATATTCAGATGCTTACGGTAAACCTTATCGGCAACCCCCACAGCCTCGGCCTGCGCCGCGACGCCGAAATCCTGCGCACACAACTGGAATCGCACGGGGCCACCGTGCGCGACGTGGATATGTTCACCCTCCGACCGGACGAAAGCGTGCGCGGGGCCGATATCAACCTGTTCCTTGAGTCCCTCCACGACGGTCGCTATCTGCGCGGATATGCCTCGGCCAACTGGCTGCTGGTGAACAGCGAATACTATTTTCCCGAGCAGTGGGACCGCCATCTGCCGCTGATATCGCTGGTCATGGTCAAGACTACGCACGGTCACAACGTCTGGCGCAATCGGCTGGGTGACAGTCGCACGCTCTATACGAGCTTTGCCTCCCGCGACCTCCATCAACCGGGCATCGTCAAGACCGGATGGTTTTTGCACAGCCCGGGGAAGTCCATGGAGAAGGGTACGGAGGCCGTGGCCGGGGCTTGGCGTGCGGGCATCCCTCACCCTCTGACGGTAGTCACCAACGCCGCCAACCCACTCGACCGCCAAGCCGCTCACCAGTTGCAGGCCATGTTCGCCGGTATCTCCAACGTCCGCCTGCTGCACGACATCTCGGATGAGCAGATGACCATCGAGATGAACCGCAATCGGTTCTTCCTCCAGCCGTCGCTATACGAAGGTTGGGGCCACAGTCTGCACGAGGCCCTGAGCGCCCGCGCTGTTGTGCTTACGACTGACGCGCCGCCCATGCGCGAGTTTCCAGGTATAGACAGCCGGATGCTGATACCCATAGAGAGAGTGGAGCCGCGGACGATTATCCAGTGGCATTACGTCGGCGTGCAGGGGATAAGGGAGACGGTGGAGAGGGCGGTGGGGTTGGCCAAGCGCGAGTTGGAGTTGGTCGGCGATAGGGCGCGGGATGGTTGGGAGACGGAGCGGGACAGGTTTCGGGAGACGTTCGGGAAAGCCATCAGTCAGTGGTATTCATGGATATGAAACGACCTTGCACCTACCGCGTGATAGTTCTGGGCAACGCGCGTGCCCCATTTTCGACAGAAAGCGACCTCATCTGGACATTTTCCCAGTTGGGCTGGGGGGTCATCCCCCTACAGGAGGACACCTGCGACGCCTCCGAGTGTCTCGCCCACGACGTTGACCTGTTCTTTTGGGTACACACCCACACCTGGGAACCGCGCGGGATGGCCATGATCGACGTGCTGGACGTACTCAAGCAGCGCGGCGTCCCCACCGTCGGCTACCATCTTGATAAATTCGTGGGCCTGCGTCTGCTCGATGACCGCGAATCGCGCGTGGGTGTACATCCATTCTGGAAGTGCGATACGGTATTCACCGCCGACGGTGGCAACCAAGAATTCTTTTCCAGCCGTGGCGTCAATCACGTTTGGCTCCCGCCGGGGATATGCCTGCGCTACTGCTATGTCGGACAGTCCAAGGACGAGTACAAGGCCGACGTGGTGTTCGTGGGCAGCAAACACTATCACCCCGAATGGCCATTCCGACAGCGGTTGGTAGAGTGGTTGGATGAGCCGCACCCGTGGACGTTCAAGCGCTGGGGTGGCGACCGACCGGGAGCACGGGAGGAGTTGAACGACATCTACGCCAGTTGCAAGGTTGTAGTGGGCGATAGTTGCCACGCGGGAAGCGATTATTTTTGGAGCGATCGCGTGACCGAAGTGCAAGGTCGCTGCGGCTTCCTCGCGCACCCTGCCAGCAAGGGTATGGACGTAACGGGGATGGCCGACTATAGACCTGCTGACTTGGTCGACCTCAACAACGTCATTCTCTATTATCTGGAGAATGAGAACCAGCGCCGCGAGATGCAAGTAGCTGGGTATGAGTATACGAAGCGGAAGCACACTTGCCACAACAGGATACTGGCGATTTTGAATAGACTGGGATTGAACTAGAGATGTATAATGAGAGCGCCTCACCAACTGGCTTTCGAGGAGCCCGTCAATGAACGGTTTGCATGAACAAGCCGCTGCGCTCTCATCGGAAACAACTCTAGCACAATCTACCCCTCTCGGTTATTGTCGTTGCGGTTGCGGCAATCTGACCAACATCGCTGACCACAATGATGCCCGTAAGGGATGGATTGATGGTCGCCCCCTTAAGTATTGTGCAAATCATCACAAGTTTCGCAACATCACTGGAAAGAAATTCAACCGTCTAACGGCAATGTGGATAGCCGGTCGCCAGGGTATTAATCCTAGGAAGAGCATAATGTGGCTTTGCTGCTGTTCCTGCGGTGCTTTAACACTTGCATCCACAGAGAACTTAGCGGCTGGTCGAGTGAAAAGCTGCGGCTGCTATCGGCGCGAGATTTGTATATCGAAAATTCGACATAGGCATACGGGGATTACAAATGACCCCCGATACGGCATCTGGCATTCCGCAAAATTACGGGCTAAACGTGCCAATTTACCGTTCGATATAAGAATGACAGATATCTTTATTCCAGCGAAGTGCCCGTTGCTCGATATATCTCTGAAATTTAACCGGAAGCGCGTTCAATTCAACAGCCCATCACTCGACCGAATTGTACCCGAGCTTGGATACACACTAGGCAACATTCAGATTATTAGCCACAGAGCCAATTCTATGAAACACAATGCGACCTTAGAGGAGATGAAAACCCTTGTCGGGAATTGGGAAAGCATCGAGCGTGCCCGTCATCTGGCTGACGTATCGTGAGGGCGTGACGCCGAATCGCGGCTACTGGGACGATGCCATTCTGGAAAGCCTGTTTTCGCGTCGGATGTGGCGACCATCGTGCGCCTTCACGCTCACGCACGTAGAGAATTGCGGCGAGGTCTGTCCCGACGATGGCGCTATCGTCGTCCTGCCCGCACGGCACCACGCGACCGCTGAGTACGTTGACCGCTTGAACGCCGACATGGCGCGGCTACCTTGGGTCATCCTCATGCTCATAGGTGACGAGGAGTCAGCATTTCCCGTTCATCTCGTCCAACACCCGAACATCCGTATCTGGCAGATGATGGCGCGACCGGACAATTCGCTGGTGCATACGCGATTGCTCAACGGTTGGACGCCGCATATCCGTCTGCTCGACAACCAGCCGTGTCCGGACAAAGATTATCCTGCTTTTTTTGCGGGCCAGATAACCCACGAGCGCCGCCGAGCCTGTACCAAGGCGATGGAGAACTTTCCGTGCCGAGTGGTGGGCACGCAGGGCTTCACTCAAGGTCTGCCGCCTGATGAATACGTGCGCGAACTGGCGAGGGCGAAGATAGCGCCTTGCCCTAGTGGTCCACAGGCACCTGACAGTTTCAGATTTTCGGAGGCCTTGGAAGCCGGATGCGTACCCATCGCCGACGCCCACGCCCCGGTGCCCTACCCGGATGGCTACTGGCAGAGCGTGCTGGGCGACCATCTACCCTTCCCCGTTATTGAGGACTGGGCGACCCTGCCCGAGGTCGTGAAGCGCGAACTCGCCGATTGGCCCAACAACGTCAACCGCTGCGGCGCATTCTGGATGCAGTATAAGCGCGATCTCGCTTACCGACTGGAACGCGATATCCGAGAGTTGAGCGGATGCCAGCTTGAGCCTCTATACTTGGACGACCAGATCGCCATCGATATCCATACCGGTCGGACAACCGACGTGACGGCGGCGGTGGCGAGCGTGCGGTCGCATTATCCGCTGGCCGAGATAGCGCTCTGCTTTGACCCGGATGTAGAGCCGGAACAGGTGCGGCGGCTGATTTGGAAATGCCAGCGGGAGTGGCGGAACGTGCTGCCGATATTGGAGGAGAGCGAGTGAATAACGAACAGGAATCCAAAGGGCTAGGCGAAACCGTGGACAGTCTCACGGCTGCCAAGAAGGTACTGGAGGACAAATCCGCTCAACACGGTGCGAAAGTGTGCACCTTGAAAGGCGAATTACCCGACCCCGCCTATGCAGGTCTCGGCAGTGCGCCACAGCCGGTAGACCCCAACACCGGTATGCATAAGGACTACTACATTCTGTGCGATGAGGAGCGGGCCAAGGGGTTTGTTCAACCTGTACGTACCGCCTATAAGCATCTCAAGTGCGGCTCAGTGACCTACATGGGCATCAAGTTGGCCGAGACCTACGCACGAGATCCCAAGTTTTACGGCGCGACGTTCTGCTGCGCCTGCGGTAGCCACTTCCCGCTGTTCACTGTCGACGGTAATCAATTTGTATGGGTGGTGGACGGCGAGACGACAGATATTCCGGTAGGGGAACAGCCGTGACACGCAGGCCAAGCGGGAAGATGAATCCCAATCATCCCGTGGTACAGGAGATGCGCGAACAGTGGTACAAGATCGCGGCCATACTCCTTCGTCGTCTCGGCGGCGAGGCTATCATCACCGATGACGAAATAGCAGCCTTTGCCAGCGCGTCCAAACACAATATCGTGATAGACACTCGCGGCAACACGAACCTCCGGCTCTCCTTAGTAGATGATGAAAAGGCACGGGAATTAGCGCGCAAGGAAGGGGGTTTGGCACACTGATACCATGGCTATCGACGACCGAGTTACCGTCATCATCCCCACCTCCAGCGTCCCCTCGCACCCCTCGACGCGCATCATCGAACAGGTGCTGACCTCCATCGACCACCACCTGCCCGGCGCGCCCATCCATATTCTCGTTGACGGTCTGCGTCCGGAGTACGCCCATCGTCATGAGCAGTACGCTGAGTACACGCGCAGGTTGGCCGATGTCGTTCCCGCCAATACCACCATCGTCGTACACAGTCAACACCTGCACCACGCCGCGACCATCAAGCTGGCGCTGGAAGATATCCGCACCCCGCTGATGCTCTATTGCGAGCACGACATGGGCATCCTGCTCGATCGCACGGTGGACTGGCCGCTGCTGGCCGAGGCCATCACGTCGGGCAAATGCGACTTGGTCAGACTCATGTTGACCGAGACCATTCACCCGCTGCATATGTACCTGATGCTGGGCATGATCGATGGCTGGCCGCTGATGCGCAACCGCCAGTTCTCTGGCTGGACGCACTTGGCCAGCGTGGATTTCTACCGACGGCTGTTGGCCCCGTTCGACATGCGCGCCAAGATCATGGTGGAGAGATACGCAGCGTCGATTATTGAACGCTCATCGTGGGAGCAGTGGAAGATGACCAGTTACATCCCTGACCCGGAGGCCAGCAAGCGGCTGTTCCACCTAGACGGACGGACGGGCGACGACGGAGTGAGGCAACCGAGTTATGAGGAGTTGGAAGTGTATCCGCCGCAGTGACCGCCAATGGCTGACGATATCTTCATCCCACTGACTGATCCGCGCGCCTGCTTCGTCGACTACTTGCTCGGCGGCTACCATGTACAGGCTCCACGGTTTCTCGTCGAACGCCACCCGCGACCTTGCTGGGAACAAGCCAGATTTCAATCCATAGAAGCCCACCTGCGTCCGGGCGATATTTTGGTTGACGTGGGGGCCGAACAAGGTCAACAGTCTGCGATTTACGCCCGCTTCATAGGCGGCGGCGAGAACATGGTACTGGTCGAACCCTGCCCAGACGTGTGGCCAAATATCATGGCGACGTGGCGGGCGAATGGGTTGGCGACGCCGCTGGCGACGTGGTGCGGGTTCGCTGGGGTCAAGACGGAATCAGCAGCGCAGGTGGACTTTGAGGATGGGTATCGCGACGGCTGGCCGCTATGCGCTTACAGAGAACAGTTGCTGGATGCTACCAAGTTCCGGTATCTGTCGGAGCAACAGAGTTCTACGCCGACCGTGAGTTTGGATGATTTTCTGGGCGAGCGCGGGATTGTCCCGGCGGCGCTGACCATCGACGTGGAAGGGTACGAGCCGAGAGTGTTGGAGGGAGCGATTGAGACTATCAAAGCGGCAAGTCCGCTGATTTGGTGCTCTCTCCATGAATCCGAAAATAATATTCTGCGACGACATGAAGGCGGCGATCCAGTGACGGACGTGCACTGGCTGATGCGCGAACTAGGTTATCAGGGAACGCATATCGCTACGGATCATGAAAGTCACTGGATTTTTCAACCAGTTGACAGGAGGTAATTACGGCGCTCACCGATTTTTGGGAAGTCGATGTCAATGACCCGCAGGCTATCTGGCTGCGGCTCATCGGCCTGCCCGCCGAGGACGTTGAGGCCACCCAAGCCCAAGCCACAGTCATTCTGGATGTCCTCCCCGACGGCATCCCTGCGGGTGACCGTGCGCTGGAGATAGGTGCCGGTGTGGGCCGATTGATGAAGGCCGTGGATGACCGAGGGATATTCCGCGAGGTCTACGGCGTCGATATCAGTATCAGCATGTGTCTGGTCGGGCAGCGCTATCTGGAAGGCCGCGACCGCTGCAAGCTGGAGTTGACGGGCGGCACGGTGCTGGATTTTGGCGACCAGCAGTTCGACTTCGCATTCAGCTACACGGTATTCCAGCACATGCTGACCAAGGCCATCATCCATCGCAATCTGTGTGAGATTCACCGGGTACTCAAGCCGGGAGGATTAGCCCGCGTGCAGACCGTGGCGTCGGGTGATAGTGACCCGCGCGACGCAGAGTTGTATGATGGGCGGGTGTTCAGAGACGGCGAGGAATTCTGGCGGGAGTTTGAACAGGTCGGGTTTGAGCGAGTGAAAGTGGAGACGGGGTTGACGCACGAGCGGCACATCTGGGTAACAGCAAGAAGACCGTGAGGCGACCATGTGGGTAAAGCTGGGCGACACGTATTTTGAAACCGACCTCATCGCCGCCGTCCGACCGGCAGGGCTAGGCAAAGATTCGTCAGCGACCATCATCCACACCGCTGGGCAATCCGCCGTGGATTCTGGATACCTCATCGAAATGCCCATCGAAAAGGTGATGGACAAGCTGCGCGATGCGCGGCTGGACGAGATAGCGGAGATGATAATGGCCGAGCATGAGGCCGAGGAAGAGGCCAACCAAGAGGGCGATGAGCAGGTAGTGGTGGAGTCCGCGCCGAACGTGCCTGAACCTACGGCCAGTGTGAACTGGAAACCCCGTCATGGCCCATATGACCGCCGCAGCCGCAGCCAGCACAGTCGCCGGGACGATATCTAAACCGAGGCGTCCGCTTGGTCACCCTTGCCCTCGGCCATCCTCGCCAGCTTTTCCCACCACCGCTTGCCCTCTGGATGTCGCGTCTGCCCCGCCCACACCCGCGATTTCCTCTGCCCCAACCTCTTCACCGCCCCGGCCAGCGTGACCGCGTCCTTCACCCTTTCCATGAACTCCGTGGCCTCGACTGTCCGGGCAGGCTCCTCCAGCAGGGCTATCCTGTGCACCTCCATCTCCAGACGGCGCTCATAACCCCACGGCGACGACAATCTCAATTTGCGGCGGTTGAGTAACTTGACTTCCGCCTCCACACCGGCGAACCAGACTGCGAGCGACGCGCGGTCAAAGCGCAGTGGAGAAGTCAGCTCATATTGCCGCAGCAGGTAGTCGACCAGTTGCGGGATCTCGCCGATGGTAATCATCTGGCGGCAGTCGCCACGATGACGGTGCTGGTTGTGGACGGAATATACCCTGACCCCAGCCGCCCGGCAAAGTTCAGCGACGATCACGACCACGCCGTTCTGCGACCAGGGGGCGCGATCGGCACGTTCTGAGCCGGCCTTGTGCCACCAGCGACGGGTAGGAGGAGGGGAATCGGCTGGGTCGGGGATATCTACGGGGCTTACCGTGTCGTCTGCCATACCCGCTGATGTTATCATTGGCCATTATGGCCGTGGAACCGATATCATTCACGCCCAGCGCAAACATTCAGGCGATCACGTACGACGCGGATACGCAGACTCTCTTGGTGCGATTTCACCGCGGCGGCAGGCTCTACCGTTATGTCGAAGTGACGGGCGAAGAGGCGTACGGGTTCGGTCAAGCCCTTTCCGCCAACGACTACCTGCAAACTCGAATCCTGCCTGCGCATCCCGGCGAAGCGGTGAACGAAAACACAAACGGCTGAGTTCATCGTCGAGAGGAGGTAGCCGTGAGGCCAGACGATGGCTTCAGCCGTCTGCTTGCCCTGACCCGATACCAGCCATACTGGGCGGGCTCCGTTCGATGGCCCGACAATATACCCCTACCCGATTGACCTGTAAATAGAAAACCTCAGCGGTGGTGTGCTAGATTTCGATTCGATGCCCAGAGCCCATCGCGTCCGGTTCACCGTACCGCGTGCCCGTATGAATCCGCAACGGGCGAGGGCCACCAAGACCTTGGAAGGCGTCACATCTTACCGTCACTCCATGGCCGGACGGGCAGCGCGGGCCGAGCAGTTGGCCGAGCAGTGGCAACGGCAAAATGGGTTATGTCACCGCTGTCGGCAACGGGTCGGCCTAGGCGCGGCCAAGTTCGCGAACGCCAGGTTCAACATTGGCGAGGTCAATCACGTCGTCCACAAGGGCACGTGCCCGAAACAGGGGGTCGCGGCATGAAGACCGGGATGAGGATATCTGCGCGCTGGTCGGAATGGCTGGGCTGGCTGGGAGTATTAATTGTCCTGTCCCTGC